CTACTTTTGTTCCGGCACGAGCTTGTGCATTGCGCCTGCCGCCATCTTCTTTCGGCGTGCTTTTTTGGTGTAGGTCGTCGTCTGGTTCTTCGTCGTCCAGCCGAAAATTGCCATCAACTCTTCGTCCGTCGCGCCGTTCTCTGCAGCAATCGTGGCGCCGGCTTTCCGCAGGCCGTGGGTGGTGCAATGGAAGAGCCCGGCCTGGTCGCACCAGTCGCGCATCTTGTTGCCGAGGCCGTTGGTAGTGAACGGCTTCTTGAACTCGGTCACGAGAAACGTCAGCTCACCGGTCGGGCTCGCATCAATCGTCTTCTGCAGATCAGGCAGGACGGGGATCTCGACCGTGACGCCGCTGGACTTCCGCGTCTTCTCCGGCCGGATGGACAGGATGCCGTTGCGGATGTGCTGGCGACCGAGGATGGCAAGGCTGTCGAGACGCAGGCCAGTATAGAGCGCCAAGTGCAGCATAAGTCGCGCCTTCGATCCAGCTGGATGCGTTGCCTCGAACTGCCGCACCTCTTCGACTGTCCATGTGTGGAAGCCGTCGCCTGAATAGAGGAGCTTGATCTTGGCGGCCGGATTCAAGGCGGCTAGGTCGCTTTCGACTGCCCATGAGAACATCGCGGAGATCGCCCGCTTTACGTCGTTGCGGGCGCCGGGCTTTTCGCGTAGCGCGTCACGGATCTCCAGAACATGCCGCTTGCGCATGTCGGCATAGGGCAGGTCGCCGCAGCGGGCCTTGCCGAACTTGTACTCGCAGACTTCTTCCAGAATGGTCGACCGGCGAGCAAGTACAGTGGCGCTGATATTTCCCTGAACGCGCCGTTTATACTCTGCCAGAAGCCAATCGACGGTGCCTTCCGCCGCCTGACGCTTCAGTGGCTCCGGTCTCTTCTCCTCCTGTCCCTCCGGCACATAGGCCACCCCGAGGCGTGCGCAGGCGACTTCCCTGTCAAACTCGGCCGTTCCCGGCTTCTCGCGAAGGCGGATCTTCTTCTTGCCCGGCGCGCGAAAATAATATCGCGGCTCCCGGGTGCGGAAGTCGCGATCGAGGCTGACGCCTTTCGGCAGTTTGTCATTGACCCTTTTTGGCATTGTCGAAAGCATTGCCCTGTGGCTGTTGTTCGTCTTGGTCGCTCGCCGCGCCAGCCTTGTGGGGGAGCGCAAGGAAGCTATCCCACAATTCGTCTACGCTCCAGATGTTGCGGCCGCGTAGCACGCGCGGCTGCGGCATGGTGCCGGCCTCGACAGCGCTGTCGAACAGCGATGGGCTGATGCTAAGGAGGGCCGCTGCCTGCTCGCGTGTAACGCCGAAGGGCTGCAGCGTCGTCGGAAGGATGGCCGAACGGCGGGGGCGGTCGTTCTGTGCGCGGTTAAGTGCTGTTGCCATCACAGTACCTCCTCACATTCCAGTGCCGGCCCGCCGTTGTGGCCGATCATGCCGCGCTTTGCCTGCTCTCGGCGCTTCGCGTTTTCCTTGCGGGTAACCATCTCGACGTGTCCCTTGTCCGGCCGGACGCAGAGCCGATTGCGGCAATAGTGGTCGAGTTCCTTTTTGCCCGGGATGTATCCGTGCTCGTTGGTCCACATGGCGATGTGGACGGCAACGGTTTGGCCGTCGAGCGACATGCGCGGGTAGCCAGCGCCGCGGCCGTTCTTTCCCGAGTCCGGGCCGGTCCAAACATAGCAGCCGGTAACAGGGTCGATCTCGACCCGGGCCATAATCTTCGCCCTGATGCGGTCACGCCTGCTGCTCATCCGCGGCGCCTCCAGGCGTCGAAGTGGCCGCGCAAGTCGCACCAGCGCTCCGCGGCTGCGTGATCTTCGTTCAACTGCCTGCGCGAGCCGATGCCGAGGATGGAGCGCACTTTCGTGGCGGCGCGTTCGTCGGTCAGCGGACGATCAAGGCCGTGGCACTCCTCGAGGAATTTCTTGAATGACGGCTCGCCGCATTTAATGGCGCACTCGGCGGCATAGTTCTTTTCCGGCCGCTCTTCGTAGCAGGCGAGCGCGCGCGTCTTTTCGGCCAGTCGATCAACGAGGCGGCCATAGATCCGCAGCAGGAATTCGATATCGGAATGGGCGTGGAGGAGAAACTCCTCGTCCTGCCAACCGCATTCCTCGGTAACAGTGGCGACAGGCGATAGCGCAGCGCCCGGTAGCAGGCGCGCGAAGAGCTGACGCTGGCCGCGTGCCTTGACGTCCACGGTCCAGTCACGGCTGGCCTCGCCATGGCGGGCACGGATCTTGTCCAGCCGTATCTGATCTGGAGACGGGCCTGCATTCATCGGCGGCCGCCCTTCCATTCGGGAGCGTTGGCGAGACCGAGCAGCACTTCGCCGTGGCAGGGCGCGCCTGGCCTGCACCAGCAGGCGAGATTCTTGCCGCGAAGCTCGTCGATGTTTTCGGCGATGAAGCGACGGGTGCGCTGCAGCGCCTCGACATCGGGATCGGCGCCGACGTGCAGCAGTCCGGCAAGCAGCGCCTTATAGAGGTCAACGCAATAGGCCGCCTCTCCATGCTTGCCGACGACAAAGGGATTTCCCCATAGCCCGGGCCGTCCGACATGGACGACTTCGAGGCCGTTGACCGATTTGGAATGCGCCTGCAGGTCGAAGCCCTTGCGGCGGGAAAGCTGGAGGCGGACGGGCTTCGTCATTGGCGCGGCGCTCCAATCACGACTGTCTGGCAGTGGCCGTTGCCTCTGGCGATCTGCTCCGCAAGCGCTCGCGGAAGCGCACGCTCCATCGCCTTGCGCAGTTCCTTTCGGTGGTGCGTGTCGGCGACGGAAGAAAGCACGGCCGCCTGAACCGTGACCAGTGCGCCGCAGACGGCATTGATCATTGGCGCGTCGAATTGCTTTGCCGTTTCCTGGATTGCCGCGTCGATCGCATCCGCAAGGATCTGCGCCTGGCGTGCCTCTTCGGCCTTCCATGCCTTGATTGCTTCTGGAGTTGGCGTCATCGCCGTACCTCCGGGAAACCGTTGTGCTCGATGCCGTCCAGGAGGCGACCGGCGGCTTTCTTGCCGATGCGGTAGACATCTGGCTCGTCATCGATGTGTCCATCGGTATTGGCTAGGTTCTCGGGGGCATAGTGCCATGTGTCGTTGATAAGCTCGGCCGTGTCGACCATCCCTCGCTGGCGCTCAACGTTTTCACCCGGCGTCCACTCGCCCCATTGCTTGAACAGGAACGGCACGCCCGCAGCGGCACACTGATCGCGGAGCGAGCGCGCCCAATCTGGATGCATCGGACGGGCGCCGGGGCCGCTCTCGCCGCCGGCGACGACCCAGTCTAGTTTCGGATCTGGCTGACCGAAGATACCCGTGATGCTCTGTTCGCCATCAGAAGCGAGACCGCTCAACGCATCGAAGTGAAGCCGGCAACCATCGCGCTCGCCGTCGTCAAGCCACGTCAGATCGAGCGGCCCGAGCAGCGGTTCGGCGCTGATCCAGCGGACGGCGGCAGGTGTGTCGAGCAGGAGCGGGATGCGTTCGTCGGCTCGCTTCTGATCCTCGACCGAGACGCCGAGCCAGACGTTCGGGAGGGGCCATTCCCGGTCCTCGATCGAGCCGGCCGCGCATGGTGATCCGGAGATCTCGGCCGCGGCATTGCCCCATCTCCGCTGAAACTCGGCGGGATAGTTTTCCGCGCAGATCTGCATGCCGCGTGCATACTCCCGCATGCGCTCCGGGCGTTTCGTCAGCACCTGGAACGTGTGCTGCGGTGCCAGCGCCATGACGGCGAAGACCTGGTCGATCCACTCGTCAGGCACGCCCTCGGCGAAAAGATCGCCATGGGCGCAGACGAAGATCATGCGCGGCTTCGTCCAGCGCAGCGGCTGGTCGAGCCATTCGCGGTTGAAGCGCACCTCGCCGGTCCAGACCGGCCCCGCCTTGGTGTCCTTCGTCAGGCCCTTGCGGCTTTCGTGGTTCTTCAGCCGCGTGCCGGCGAGCTTCATCGCGTAGCAGTTGGTGCAGCCGGGGGAGACGACGGCGCAGCCGGTGATCGGGTTCCAGGTGGCGTCCGTCCATTCGATCTTGGTGCCGTCAGCCATTGAATTTCTCCGTGCTGAAACCCGCCTCGGCGTTGACGCACTCGACGATTAGATGAGCGATCGCCAGTACCTCCTCGTCGGGCCGCTCGTTGTTCACGTCGATGGTGAAGACATCGCGGCCGTGGGCATCGAGGACGACGCCGATATTCTCCTCGGAAAGGCGCAGCGGCAGCTCGGCGTTCAGATCACGGAACCCTGTGATCAGGAGGCTCTTTCTGATGGGTTGCGCTTTGGCGGATGCCGTGCTCAGCGCATCAATGATGGCACGGTAAGGGGTGATGATGCTCATCGTCAGTTCGCTCCTGCGCATGGCTCGAAGCGGCCGTTGCCGTCGGCGTCGACGATGAAACGGAAATGGGTTTCGGTATCCGCCCAATAATAGGCGGTGATGTGGTATGAGCCGGGCTTCAGAGGTTCGCCGTCGCCGTTCTCGACGAGGTCCTTGACGTTGTCGGCCATGGTCTCGATCTCGCCATCGAGGCACAGGCAGTTCGCCTTGTCAGGGACCTCACCGTCATCAATGCTGCCGTCTTCGTTGACGTGGATTTCCATCCAGCCGTACCACTCGTGCACGGCGAAGGCGACGACTTGGCCGAGCTCCAAAGGCGTGCGCCAGAACTCCTCGTCCTGGTCGGCCTCATCCTTCGGCATCATGATCCACGTCCCATTGTCGAGACGGTGGATGAAGTCGTTAACGTCACGCTGCGGGGCCGGCACGACCTCGTCGAGCCAGATGGAGGGCAGGTACTTCGTAACGCCGATTTCCTCTCTCTTGGCGTCGCCGCTCATATCCGCCCCTCCGTCTGGAGATTGGCGAACCATTCCCGAGCGTCGTCAAAGTTCTCCTCGGCGCGCTTGATCCAAAGATCGCGGCGCGGTTCACGCTTTTCCAATCCTACGCACGCCATCATGGCGACGCGCGCTGCGCCGACGGCGAGCTCGCCGACGGTGATGTGGAAGGCCAGCTCCATGGGAACGCCGGCATCGACAAGCTCTTCGGCCATCTGCATGGCGAGAGCCATCCGATATTTGCCGGTGATTTCGTCGGCCCGCGCGCGCAGCTCGGGCGAGAGGTCGAATGTTTCTGACGGCCCCGTCATGCCCGCGCCTCCAGTGCCTTGACGTGCATCGAGATGCGCGGAACGGAGATCGGGCGGACGTCGTAGCCGCCGGTGTCGCGCGAGGCACGCGTGAAGATGACGGTACGGCGTTCGTCCTCATGGATGCCGCGGTGCTCGGCGGCGCTCCAGCCCCAGCGGCGGGCGGCGACATAATCGCGCATGACGTATTCGGCGACGCCGAAGGCGACCGCGAGGCGATGGATCGACATGCCAGATAGGTAGCCCTGGCGCACGGCGGGTTCCTTCAGGAGCGCTGGCGAGGTGGAGAGGCCGGCAGGCGGGAGGCGATTGCGGACGCTGTGCAGGTTGGCGGTCATAGCGCGTTCCTTGATTGGGGGCGGACGAAGAGATCGAACCAGAGATCCTGCAGGCGCTCGCGATCTACGCCGTTGCGGGCGGCGATCTCGCGAAACTCGCGGTCTGGCGTGGCGATGCACTGGAGGAGGGCGGCCCGCTCGCTGGCTTTCAGGTCCGCGTCGTCGAGCGAGCGGACGGAAAAGGCGAGCGCCAGGCGCGAACCATGGCAGCGGCCGGCGAGATCGATATCGCTGGCGATGCACTGGAGGAGGGCGGCCCGCTCGCTGGCTTTCAGGTCCGCGTCGTCGAGCGAGCGGACGGAAAAGGCGAGCGCCAGGCGCGAACCATGGCAGCGGCCGGCGAGATCGATATCGGTGAGGGAGCGGAGCATCAGACGCGCGCCTCCGCCGCGAACTGCCATTCCTTCTTGAAGGCAGTGCTGGTGGCGAGGCCAGCGGCCATGAGCAGCGCGACGGAAAGCGCGAGGATGGCGCAGGCGAGAAAGAAGCGGCTGGGGCAGGCCTCCAGGCGAGCCTTGTTGTAACCGGTGAAATGCTCATTCATGGCCAGAGGCTCCAGAGCAGGAAGAGAAGGTGGATCGGAAGAGAGGCGAGAAGGCCTGCGAGCGCGCCGCGCGTGAACCACAGGGGCAGGGGAGCACGGCGGCGCGCCCTCTTCGCCATGGCGCTACGCCGCCTGGGCCATGGCGGTGGCGAGCTCGGTGGCCTTGGTGCCGAAGAGCTCGATCTGGCGAGACGTGAAACCTTTGAGGATGAGATCGTCGGCGGTGCAGCCGTCGCCGTGGGCGCGCATCGCGTCTGCCATGCGCTGGATAGTGTTCCGGGTGTTGATTCCGCCGTTCGGTTGCATCGCTTGTCTCCGCGTTCGGGGGTGTTTACTTCTCCCCATGAGGCGGCGCGGAGATGCAGAACCGGTTTCCGCGCCGCCTCTTTGCGTGAGGAGACGATGCGAATATATACGCATACGCATAATCCACAATAGCAAAAATACGTGTGCGTATATCTTTTGGGCGAGAATGCGGCTGGACGGCAGGGTTTAATTCTGCTTCGAACAGGAACCGAGCGTGAACAGCAGGGAGTATTCGGCGCCGATGAATCAGCCAGCAGTGACGGAATTCGTGATCATTCCTCCGGCGGATATGCGCGAAAGTATTATTCTGGCTGCCGAGCGACTTCAGGCATGGCTGGAAGTAGCGTTTCCGGGTCACCGCTTCCGCTTAGAAACGCGGTGGGCGTTCAACGATGGCGCCTTCCGGGCAATCCCGATCATGAGTGCCGGAGGCAATGGGGACGCCATCATCATATGTGAAACGCCGTCGCCGGATCTGATCGCGGCAATCAGTAAAGCGTGCGGTGAGTTCGACCCTCGACCGACAAGTGCCTCTTAGTACCTTCTCCACTCTTCCCGAGGGATGCGGAAGCGATACGGAGCCGCCCATTCAATTACGACGTCTTCAATGTCGGCGGCGTTGGAGCTGGTGAGGGTGAAGAAGCCAGGTACCGATCCGCGCTTGATTTTCTTGATAAACATTCGCCCGTCTGCCAGGCGGACAATGCACATGCGGCCGATGAGATCGGTCGGCGGCCTGCCTTCCTTGTGATAGCCAATCAGGTCTCCGTCCTCGAAGATCGGCATCTGCGATTCGCCGCGGACGATGACGGCGCCTGTTCCTTCCGGGATTGGAAAATCGACCTCGACGGTATCAAAGCCGTCGTGCTCTGAATCATTGAAGGGCATGACCTCGGCCCCGGCACCCACGTAACCAAATATACTCACAGTTTGCGTCCAGCCAGTTTCCCAGCCAGTCTCGGATAGGTCGAAGTCGAAGTTGTGCTCCTCTGCGAAGGCTTTGAGCCTAGCGATTTGTTCAAACTCGGGTTTTGCTCCAGCTTCCCATCGCGACACGGTTGGTTGCGTCGCGCCGACGGCCTCGGCGAACGCGTGTTGTGTCATGCCTGCGAGTGTGCGCAGGCGTTTGATGGCAACCTTCAACTCCATTCGCCAGCGCATATCAAGGCCCCCCTTAAAAAGAAAATACACCAACGCATATCCCTTTACACTTGTTCATGCGTATGCGTATAAATGCGCCATGAGTGCTATCGCGCATATTCGGAAGAACATCTTCGTAGCTAATCAGGATGAGTTCGCCTCTATCGCCGGGGTTACTCAACCCACGGTGTCGCGTTGGGAGCGGTCTGGCGAGGAGTCGATCACGCTCGAACAGATGGCCCGTATTCGGGCGGCGGCCGAAGAGCGCGGAATCGCATGGAACGACCGCTGGTTCTTTGAACCACCAGTCGCGGAGTGCGCGCAATGAAGAGATCGATGTTCCCCCAGCAAGGCGCAGGGCGCGTAGGATTCCTCCTCCCTCTTGCACGTCTTGCCGCCTGGCAGGGGCGCGCCAATCGGACCCGGCGCGTCCCTGCCTTTGTTTTTCCTCTCCCGGCCGGGCCGGGGGCACCGGGCGGCCTGCCGCGCCGTATGCCACGCGGCTGCGGCGGGTCGTTTCCTTTTCGTTTTCGACTGGCATGCGGGCCACCCCTGATCTGATGGGCTGACCCTACGCGCGGGATGACCGCGCCTCACTGAATCCTTTTCCGTTTTTCTTTCCTTGCATTTCGCGGGGTGTTTTCGTGCGCACAATTCTCGAAGCAGATGTCTTGTCCCTGAAGGGCGCGACCGAGGCCAGCTTTGTTCTCGGCAAGGGGCTTACGTCTTTCGCCAGCTTTACCCGCGTGGGTGTCTCGACACTCTCGAAGTACGCTTCGGGGAGCGAGGAATTCCGGGACAACGTCATTCCCGTCGATATCGCCGTCGAGGCCGACAGGCGGGCCGGATCTCCGATCATCATCGGCGAGGCGGCGCGGCAGCTCGGCTACGGGCTGACGCCGCTCGCCGGCCAAGTCCAGGGCAAGCCGCTCACCGAGGCGGCGGCGCTGAAGGTGATGCACGAGGCGAACGACGTGTCCCGCGCCATTGTCGCGGCAATCGCCGACGGGCGCATCGATGCGCTCGACCGGAAGAAGATCGCCCATGAGGCCCGCGAGGCAATCCGCTCCCTGCAGGAAGTGCTCGCCAGTCTGGAGGGGGAGTGATGTATTCCACCCTCGACGTCAGACTTTCCGGCGAAGAGCGCGCCTTTCTTCGTACCGTTCGCCATGCGGGCGGATCGTTGCATGTGGGTGACGATCGCCAGCGTGAACTGGCGAAGACCTGTGCGGCGGCCGGCGTGTTGGCTTTTGTCGGCGGCAGCATCGGCCCCGGAAAGCGGGTGAGCGGCGTGGCGCTCACGGGCAAGGGGCACGCCTATCTCGACCGGCTGATGAGGGCGCACTGATGACCCTCGCTCACGCCACCACGCAATCCCGCATCATGGCGGAGATCGAGGCTAACGGCAGCTACAGATGCGCAAGCGAGAAAGAGCAGATCGCCGCGCGCAAGCTTAATGGAAAAGGCCTGATCCGACGCGACAAGAAGGACGGTCACCTTTGGCATGATCCGAACGCGCCCGTGCCAGCTTCGCCTGCGGTGGTGGAGGCTGCACAGTTGCCGGCGACCGTCGCCGATGCCTCCGACCTCGTCGTGGCGATCGAGAGCGCACGCGCGCTGCTCGACGCCGGAGACGTGCAGGCGGCCTTGTTGCTTTCCACCGGGCTTTACGAGCGGGCGAAGGCCGGGGCTGCCTATGCGGAGAAGGTGAAGGCGTCGCGCGAGCTGATCGACAAGGCGCGGCGCATGCAGGCAGAAGCGCTGAAGATCGAGAGCATGTGCTATGTCGCGATGGCCGATGCCATCGACGAGGCGCAGGCCAAGGGCCATGTCGCCAAGCAGGGTCAGGCAAAGGTCCGCGATGCGGACGTTTTCACATTCGACGAAGTTGGCATCGACAAGCGCCGCCTGCACGAGGCGCGCAAGTTGCGCAATGCCGTGCGGGCGGAACCTGATTTCGTGGAGCGCGTCGTCGAGGCGCGGCTTGAAGCCGGCCTGGAACCAAGCCGGCGCAGTATCTCGCATGCCATCGGCACGAAAACGGCGACGAAGGAGGAGAAGGGCGACCAGCTCTATGAGACGCCGGAGGAGGCGACCAAAACGCTGCTCGCGCTGGAGAGCTTTTCCGCGACAGTGATGGAGCCTGCTGTCGGGCGCGGCGCAATCCTGCGCGTGCTGGAGGCTGCCGGCTATGAGGCGGCGATCGCGGATCTGCGCGACCGCGGCACGGTCACGCAGCACGGCGAGCTGCAGCAGGTCGGGGACTTCCTCAAGTCGTCGCCTGTGATCGGCGCCCGCATGGATATCGTGACCAACCCGCCCTATGGCGACGTGGCCAACGCTTTCCTTGCGCATGCGCTGCGCGTGCACCGGCCGCGCAAGATGGCGGCGTTGCTCAACCTCAACTTCATGTGCGGCTTCGAAGATCCCGACCGTCGGTTCTTGATGGATGAGAATCCACCATCCCGCGTCTACGTCTTCACGCGTCGCCTGCCGATGATGCACCGGGACGGATGGGACGGGCCGAAGGCATCGAGCCAGATGAATACCGCCTGGTTCGTTTGGGAGCGGAACGACGATGGCTGCACATATGGTCGTGGCGACGGGCGTTTCGAGACCATCCGTGTCGACTGGCAGAATTACCGGTCGGCGCCGGCGCTGACGCCGGGCGCCGGCGGGCATGCGGCCCCGTTCGTCTTTTCATCAGATGACGAGGATTTCACGCGCGAAACGCCGCGCAAGACGCTCGACGAGCGCTGCGACGAGGAGCGTTCGCGCGCGCTCGTCTGGATGCTGGAGCACGACGCGTTCGATGCGGTGACGCTGCGGCGGGGCATCGGCGTCCGGCCATCGGTCGCGGATGCCCTGATCGCGGGGCTTTCGGCTGACGGGCTGATTGAGCCGCGCGACGGCGCGGAATGGGCGCTCTCGGATGCCGGGAAGCTGGCGCTGGAGGCGACGGCGGGAGCGCTGCTGTTGATGAAGGTGGCGGGATGACGACGGTGCTCCTGCCCATCCTCGAAGAGCTTGCCGACGCGCCGGACCATGCGGCGCGGGCACGGTGGCTGCTCGCCGCGCCGCTCGCGGTGCTCATCCGCGACCAGATCACCATTCACCGGCTGCTCTCAGCGGCCGGCTTTCACGAGGGCGACGCCTATCTGGCCGCCGAGATCGCGGCGCTTTCCGCGACACGCGGCAAGGACGGGCTAGCGCCGATCACCATTCGAAATGCGCGGGAGTACGCCCGGATCGGAATTCAGGTCATTGCGCGCGGGGGCGCGCTGGAGGGGGCAAGGTATGTTCAGAACTGATCTCTTCAGCGAGACCAGCACCGATGCGCTAATGGCCTCGGCCTATCTCGGCGCTCCGCTGATCATCGACAGCTTCGCCGGCGGCGGCGGGGCTTCGACCGGGATCGAGGAGGCGCTGGGCCGCTCGCCGGATTTCGCCATCAACCACAATGCGGACGCGCTGGCGCTGCACCAGGCGAACCACCCGGAGACGCATCACCTCTCGGAAAACGTCTACCGGCTCGATCCGCTCGACCACCTGAAGGGCAAGCACATCGGCCTCGCCTGGTTCTCGCCGGACTGCAAGCACTTCTCCAAGGCGAAGGGCGGCAAACCTGTCGAGCGCAATATCCGCGACCTATGCTGGATCATTCCCGGCTGGATCGAGCGCATCCAGAAGAGCGGAGGCCAGGTCGACGTCGTCATCATGGAGAACGTCGAGGAGTTCAAGGATTATGGACCGCTCGTCCAGACCGATCGCGGCCTGATGCCGGATCCGGAGCGCCGCGGCGAGACCTTCCGCAAATGGTGCAGGCGTCTGCGCCGGCTTGGCGGCAGGATCGAGTATCGCGAGCTGCGCGCCTGCGACTATGGCGCGCCGACGATCCGCAAGCGCCTGTTCGTCATCATCCGGTTCGACGGTCAGCCGATCGTCTGGCCGGAGCCGACGCACGGCAAGCCAGACGATCCCGACGTGATCGCCGGTAAGAAACTCCCGTGGCGGACGGCGGCCGAATGCATCGACTGGTCGCTGCCTTGTCCGTCGATCTTCGATACTGCTGAGCAGATCTGGCAGAATCACAGCTTGCGCGCTGTCCGTCCGCTCGCCGATGCGACAATGGCGCGCGTGGCTCGTGGGATGAAGCGCTACGTGCTCGATGCGGAGCGGCCGTTTCTAGTGCAGACCGGCTACGGCGAGCGGACAGGCCAGGCGCCGCGCGCCATGAGCATCGACAAGCCTCTTGGCACGGTGGTCGCCAGCGGCATCAAGCATAACGTCGTCGCGCCGCACCTGATGACGATGCGCAACGCCGGTAAACCGTTCAACGGGGCAGACGAACCGACGCATACGATCACCGCTGGCGGTGCGGGCCTTACGCTGGTCGCGCCGGTTCTGACCGCTGCCCAGCAAGGCGGTTCCGTCCGCTCGGTGGAAGATCCACACCATACGATCAGTGCCAGCAGCAAGGACCAGAATTCCGTCATCGTGCCGACGCTGGTCGGTTGCGGCGGCAGGGCAGGGCAGAGCCGACCACGCGGCGGCGACGAGCCGACGGGAACGATCACGGCCAAGGCCGATGGCTGCGTCGCGGTCGCCTTCATGGCCCAGCACAACAACGACAGCCGCCGCATCGGTGGCGTCAACCCCGGGCGGCCCGTCGACGAGCCTATGTCGACGGCGACGCAGTCCGGCAGTCAGCAGGGCATCGTCTCGGCCTTCGTTGCTCGCCAGTTCGGCACGTCGACCGGCCACGCGCTCGACGAGCCTGCCGCGACGGTAATGGCCGATGGTGGCGGCAAGTCGCAGCTCGTCGTGCTGTACCTGCAGGCCTACTACGGAACTGGTGACGGCCAGCACGAGACCGAGCCGATGCGGACGGTCACGACGAAGGACCGGCACGGCCATGTCGAGGCGACTGTCGGCGTGCCGCCCTTCACTGAAGAGCAGGCGGATCGCGCCCGGCAGGTCGCCGATTTCATGCGGGCGCATGGCTTCTGGGACGATCGCGAGTTCGTCACGGTCGAGATCGCCGGCGAGACCTTCGTCATCGTCGATATCGGCATGCGCATGCTGACGCCGCGCGAACTCTACAACGCGCAAGGCTTCCCGCCGAAATACAAGATCGACGGCGTCTGGAAACAGCCTGACATCGGCCACAACGGCGGCCCGGTCTGGGTGCCGTTCTCGAAGTCGGTGCAGGTGTCGTGCGTCGGCAATTCCGTCTCGCCGCCGGTCGCATGCGCGCTCGTCGCGGCCAATTGCAACCACCTGGCAGTGCGGAGGGAGGCGACGTGAACTGGTGCAACGACAATTACAGGATGCTGCTTATGTGCGGTGACGTGGATGTTGGGGCGGTTTATCCGCCGCTCGGCAGGGCGCGCGTTTGGCGTTGGCGGGTATGGGTCACCAAGAGCGGCCACCCTGCGGCGGGATCGGAACGATCCGAGAAGCGAGCGATGGAGCAGGTAGACGGCCGGTTCCGGGCATTTCTGGATGCTGCGCGGCTCATTCCAGAAGGCGGTGCGGCATGAGCAACGCACGTTTCTCAATCATTCCTGGCTGGGTGGTTGCCGATCGGCGTCTGAAGGGGCGCGATCTGCAGGTGCTCTGCGTGCTCGGGCAGCATACGAACCGCAAGCACGGCTGGTGCCGACGCAGCCAGGTGAAGATGGCGGCGGAGATGGGCTGCGCACGCTCCACTGTGCAGGCCTCGCTCGACAGGCTTGTGAAGATCGGCGCCGTCGAGCGTCGCGAGGTGGTGAGCGACAGCGGCCGGGACAGCGCCCACTGGTATCGCGTCATCTACGATCGCGTCACGCCGGAGGAGGCTTTCCGCGAATGGGACCGCGACGACGAGCTGACCGACGAGGAATTGGGGGCGGATGTGCTCGAAGACGACAGCGATACCCCTGCCGATCAGCCGGCACCCCCTGCCGGTATATCGGCACCCCCTGCCGGTCCAGAGTCGGCACCCCCTGCCGGTCCTGGATCGGCACCTATTAACGACTCTAGCTTAACTCCTCCTGCTGAACGAACAGAGAGAGGGCGCGGGCGCGATGATGGGGAAAGTGATGACCCCACCAAGTTTGCGAAGCGGGTGAAAGCGCTGGAGCTGGGCACGGCGAACAATCCGTGGCCAGGTGCGATCGCCTCGTCGACGGCATGGGCGCTGCTGCAGTTCGAAAAGCTGACGCCGGAAGAACGCAGGCTGGCAGAGGAGCGCCGGGACTCATACCTCGCCGAGTGCAAGGCGCAAAAGGTGAAGCCCGTCGCGCTCGGCGTCTATCTGCGGGACAAGAAGTTCCTCGACGTTTCGCCTTTGGCTGCGAAGGCGCAGGTTGCAAGCGCCAAGATCCCTGTTGCTCCGTTCGGGCCGGTATGGGCGGGAATGCGGGCGCTGGCGCTGCTGGACGGCCCTGAGGCTGTCGACGTGCCGCTCGATGTGCGCGACCGAGCCAGGCAGATGTTTGAGGCGCTGCGGCGCTCCAGCGAGGCGAGGGCGCTCGCCTACCTGCAGGGCAAGGGCATTGAGCTTGGCGCCGATGGCGGGCTGATCTTCCCGAATGACTTCGACCAGGCCGAATTCAGGCGGCGCGTCTGCGAGAGCGGCTATCCGCGGGCGAACGCGCTGCACCTGCAGGCAAAGGACCGGGAGCGAGGCGTTGCGGAAGCGCGCTTCGGGGCGCTGGTGGAGCTTTGCGAGCCGGTACCGGTCGGCTCCGCTCTCTTCGAGCAATGGCGGGAGCATCACGAGGAGGCTGGCTGGCCGTTCGTGCCAGATCCCGGATCGATGCCCGTCGTCTACTTCCCGAGGGGCGGGCCGGAAGGACTTCACGATTTCGAAATGGCCGCACGCGCGGCGCTGAGACAGGAGCGGAGCGATGATCATGCAGCATAAGGGGATGGTTGGCACACCGATCGCAATTGGCTCCGGAGATCGGTTCAAGGATCGCATGCGCCGAATCACAGACGGGCTACTCGACGAGGGCGCACTGGTGACCACGAATTGGCGAATCAACGGTGGTAAGGCGCCGTGGTTTGCGCTGCGCGTCTGGACGGGGCGCGAGAAGGTTGTGGAAAACAGCCTCGACGAGATGGGCATACGGTCGCTTGTGCCCATGCGAAAGGGACCGGATCTGCGCCGTCGCGGTCGCCTTATCGAGGGTGCGATGATGCCTGTGATCCACGGCTATGTGCTCGTTCAGATGTTTGCGAAAGCCGAATACCTGACTGGATTGCAGGGCATTGAGCATGCGATCGATGTGCTCGGCGGCTGCGAACGTCCGATGCGCATCAGTGACAAAGAGGTCAGCAGATTCAATGCTCTGGCGCGTAACGGTTCCTATGACTGGGAGCGTCCTGTCGACATGATCCTGAAGGCAGGCGAGCCCGTCTGGATCACTGCCGGTCCGTTTTCCGATAAGAAGGCGACCGTCGTTACGCCAAGCAAAAAGGGGCGTGGTGACGTGGTTGTCTGCATCGACTTCATGGGCGGCGAAATCCCGGTCACGGTGCCTCTTGCACTGCTGAAAAAGTTGTGAGAGTCATTTCGCCACTGGATGAGCTGATGATCCTGCAGTGAGCCTCTGAGAACGCACGAGAGTGCGGGGCGGAAAGCCTGAGGTCGGTACACCGGTCAGCCCCAACCCTGACAGTCTTCAAGGCGAGACACCGATTCAGGGCCAGTGCGCAAGCCATGTCTGGATGAGGTCTATAAGGTTCATGATGAACTCGGAATCGGCGATGATGTGGACCTTAATCTGAAATCTCGATCGTTTGTTTCGCATACGGGTCGTTCCTTCATTGATTGAAGGCCACCCTGAAGAGGGAACAGTTGAGTAATCAAATCGGCGGCCGAGAGGTCGCCTTTTTCGTTTAATGGTATGGGCAGGCTCTCGACCATCAAGCCAAGGCTGGCGACGCTGGCGCCGAAGATTGGCCGTGCTCCCGGCGACGAGAAGGCAAGGCTGCGCGAGCGAGACCAGACGGTCGGATGGCGCAGCTGGTACAAGACGGCACGCTGGCAGAAGCAGCGCATGAACGTGCTGATCCGCGATCGCTTCACCTGCCAGATGGTTGGATGCGGCAAGGTCCAGCCCGACACATCACAGCTGGTTGCCGATCATAAGATCCAGCACCATGGCGACGAGGCCCTCTTCTGGGATGAGGACAATCTCCAGTGCCTCTGCAAGCCCTGCCACGACAAACTGAAGCAGAAGGAAGAGCGGGCACAGGCTCACTGGTAGGGGGGGTGGGTCAAAAGTCTGGAAGCCCCTTCCTTCTAGACCCGCGCCCCCCTCACGCAGAGATTTTTTTCTGATGGAAACGAATTTCGACCTGTTCGGTCAGCCCATTCCGGAGTGGAAGGGCAAGCGCGGACGCCCGCGCTATGAGCCGACTGACAGAGACCGCAATAAAATCAAGCTGTTGCTGGCGCTTGGCTGGTCGATCGAGCGGATGGCCAACGGTATCGGCGTCTCGCCGGCGACGGTGAAGAGGTATTTTAGAGCCGAGCTGAGGGAACGCGATGCGATGCGCGATCGGCTCGATGCTCGCCGCTTCGAGCTCGCGATGGAGCAGGCGAACGCCGGCAACGTTGCGGCGCTTAAGGAGCTGGGCAAGATGATCGAGCGCTCCGACACGATGCTGATCGACGCTCGCCTCCGCCAGGCGCAAGGCGATCGGAAGCCGGAAAAGGAAGACAAGCAGCTCGGCAAGAAGGAGCAACAAAAGCTGGACGCGAAGACGGCCGGCGAGGGTAGTTCCTGGGGCAATGATCTACTGCCCGGCGTTCACAGGGTGCAGTGATGGATACGGCGTGGATGCCGGCTTCGACCTGGTCGACGGCGGTACCGGACTGGAAAGAGCGAATCCGCAAAAAGCTGTCGCTCATTCCTGAGCTGCCGCTTTACGACGTCGTTGCGGAGAAGGCGCTCCGGATCTTCAAGCGCCTTCGGGTGCCGGACATTATCGGCAATCCGACCTACGGCGAGGCTTGCGACGACTGGGTTTTCGACTTCGTTCGCGTCGTCTTCGGCAGCTACGATCCCGAGACGAAGCGCCGGGCGCTGCGGGAATTCTTCCTGCTGGTGCCGAAGAAGAACGGCAAGTCCTCGATCGCGGCGGCGATCATTGTGACGGCCGCGATCCTCAATGAGCGACCGGAAGCGGAATTGCTGCTGATCGCTCCGACGAAGCAGATCGCGGATATTTCGTTCAAGCAGGCGGCCGGCATCGTCCGGTTGGACCCGGAGCTGGCGAAACTCTTCCATGTTCAGGATCACCTGAAGAAGATAACGCACCTGAACACGCTTGCCGTCATCATCGTGAAGGCAGCAGCGGCGGACGTCATCACCGGTTCGAAGGCGACCTACATCCTAATCGACGAGACGCACGTCTTTGCCGCCATCGCGAAGGCTGCTGACATCTTTGTCGAGATTCGCGGTTCGCTCGCAGCACGGCCTGATGGTTTCCTGCTGCAGATCACCACGCAATCGAAGACGCCACCCTCTGGCGTGTTCAAAGCCGAACTGCAGAAGGCCCGCGACGTTCGCGATGGGCTGTTCGAGTTTCCGATGCTGGCCGTTCTCTACGAGCTGCCGGCGGAGGATGCGGTGAACGGCGGCTGGAAGCGGCGCGAGACTTGGGGGTTGGTCAATCCGAACCTGAACCGTTCGGTCAACGAAGATTACCTGGCCGGAGAAATCGCTACGGCGGAGCGTGAGGGGCCGGAAAAGCTGGCGCTGATCGCCTCACAGCACTTCAACGTCGAGGTCGGCCTCGGGCTGCATGCCGATCGCTGGGCCGGCGCGACATACTGGGAAGCGGCGGTCGAAAAGGAACTGTCGCTCGATCGCATCATTGCGGAATGTGATGTTTGTGTTGTCGGAATCGACGGCGGCGGCCTTGATGACTTGATGGCGATCGCTGTCATTGGGCGGCATGCGAAGGCGCGGACGTGGCTGCATTGGGGGCGTGCCTGGGCGTACCCAGATGTCTTCGAGCGGCGGAAGGAGATCGCTCCGCGTCTGCGGGACTTCGAGAAGGATGGCGACCTGATCGTGTGCGTGGAACCTGATCAGGACATCATTGAAATCACCGATGTTTGCGAACGGCTGTTTGCTGCAGGGCGGTTGCCGGAGAAAGCAGGCATAGGTCTCGATGCTTTCGGTGTTGCGAGCCTGCTGGATGCACTCGCAGAGCGAGGCATGGCAGGCGACCTCACCATGGCGGTCGGACAGGGCTGGAAGCTGCAATCGGCTGTCACAACGTTGCCGCGCAAGCTGAAAGACAAGACCATGCGCCATTGCGGACAGGCGCTAATGGCTTGGGCGGTGGGCAATGCAAAGACGGAGCTGAAGGGCTCCAACTACATCGTCACGAAGCAAGCCGCCGGCGCGTCGAAGATCGATCCGCTGATGGCGATGTTCAATGCGGCGATGCTGATGTTCCTCAATCCGGAAGCTGCAGGCTCACGGCAGTCGCCCTGGGATGACCCGGAATTCAGCTATCAGGTGGCATGATGGGATTGTTTGGACCGAGCCAGCGACAGATCGATGCGGCGGTGAAAACGGCGCTGGACGCACGTGCATCGATCGAAGACCCAAAAGTGCCGATTTCCTCGGAGAACATTCTCGCCTTTCTCGGTATTGATGCGCTCTCGGCGGCCGGGGAACGCGTCTCCATCGACAGTGCGCTGGGTGTTCCGGCGATCTTCGCCGCCGTGAACTTCCTCTCGGGCACGCTCGCGAGCCTGCCGCTCAATGTCTACAAGAAGACCGATGCTGGCCGCGAGAAGGTGAAGAATGGCGTCGCCAACATCCTTCATGATGTTGCGAACGACACGGCGTCGTCGTTCGACTGGCGGAAGTACTCCTTCGATCAGGTATTCACCGGCGGCAGGTCCTACTCTTTTATCGAACGCAACGACCTGAAGCGCATCATCAACATCTGGGCGCTCGACCCCGGCCAGACAAAGGTCCGTCGCAAGGATGGACGGAAATTCTACGAATATCGGGACGGTGGGAAGACGAACACCTACCAGGCCGAAGAGATCATCGACATTCCCTTCATGCTGAAGGCGAACGGCCTTGATCATCGCTCACCGATCCTGACAAACAAGGATGCCGTCGGCCTTGCTCAGGCGGCGACGAAATACGGGTCGAAGTTCTTCCAGAACGGTGGTGTTCCGCCATTTGCGATCACGGGTCCGATCACTTCACCCGGCGGGCTGCAGCGATCGGCAGACGATCTGACGGCGGCCGTGAAGAAGGCGGCGAAGGAAGGGCGGCTGGCGCTGTCGTTGCCGGCGGGGCACGACATTAAGCAGATCGGCGTCGATCCTGAGAAGTCGCAGCTGGTCGAGCTGCAGCGCTTCCTGATCGAGCAGATTGCCCGGATATATTCACTGCCTCCGACGTTCCTTCAGGATCTTACGCACGGTACTTTCTCGAACACCGAGCAGCAGGATCTTCATTTCGTGAAGCACACGCTGACGCGGTGGGCTCGGCAGTTCGAGCAGGAGCTGAACCTCAAGCTTTTCGGGCGGAGCAACAGCCGAATCTATGCCGAGCTAAACCTCGACGGCCTCCTTCGCGGTGACTTCAAGACGCGCATGGAGGGCAATGCGCGCGCGATCCAGACCGGGCAGCTGACGCCCGATGAGGCCCGCGAAATGGAGAACCGTCCGGCAATAGGCGGCGCTGCCGGGAAGCTTCACATGCAGGGTGCCATGATGCCGATCGACAAGCTCGGGCAGCAACCACCCCGCACCAACGGTGGACAGTCGCTCGACGACGAAGAAGGGAAAAACAGCGATGCAGCGTGAGATCCGTGGTGGCATCCCGGCCGACATCAGGGCAGAGGATGGCGGCATCAAGGTTTCCGGATATGCGGCCGTGTTCAACCAGGAGACCGATATCGGCGGATGGTTCCGCGAGGTGATCGAGCCTGGTGCATTTGCCGAGGCGATTGGCCGCGATGACGTCGTCTTCCTGGTCAACCACGACGGGCTCCCGTTGGCGCGCACCCGCTCCGGCACGCTGAAGCTCTCCGAGGACGATCACGGGCTGCGCATCGAAACGGAACTCGACGGCGATGATCCCGACGTGCAGGCCATCGTGCCGAAGATGAAGCGCGGCGACCTAGACAAGATGTCGTTTGCATTTTGGGCCGAGGTGCAGGAGTGGGACGACACACAGGACCCGCCCCGGCGAACTGTGAAAAAGGCGCGGCTATACGACGTGTCGATCGTCACGACGCCTGCCTATGAAGGAACCGAGATCGGCCTTCGCAGTCTCGAAAGTCACCGCAAGGGCAAGAACTTCCATGCGGCCCGCTCACGCATCCGCATGAAAATGGACCTCGCTTTGAAAGAGCGGGAGAACGGCAAGTAGCGGCCTGCTGCTGCCTATTCAACTTCATCAACATCGGAGATTGATCATGTTTGCACAGCTTAAGGAGCTGCGCGAGAAGCAGGCTCGCATTGCCACGAACGCTCGCGCTAAGTTCGATGAAATCAAGGATGACACGCCTGCCGAACGCGCGCAGGAGATCGAGCGTGAATTCGATGCCATGATGGCTGAGTACGATCAGCTCGGCGGCCGCATTGAGCGGATGCAGAAGCTCGATGAAGCCGAGGCTCGCGCCAACAAAGGCGATCCGCGCCGCCCGAAGGGTGACGATGGTGAGAGCCGCAATGACGGCGATGGCGCTCCGCAGTACAAGGATGTATTCGCAAAGGCCATCCGCTTCGGCGTGTCGGAGTTGACGCCCGAGGAGCGGGCCGTCATCCAGCAGCACCGCGCGGACATTCCTGCAGAAGTCCGGGCACAGTCGACCGGCACCGATTCTGCCGGCGGTTATCTCGTGCCGGAGGGCTTCTCGGGCGAGATCGACAAGGCCATGAAGGCCTGGGGTCCGATGTGGGATGCTGACGTTGTCCGTGAGATCAACACCTCGTCGGGCAATCGCTTGCCGTGGCCGACAGTCGATGACACCTCGCAAACCGGGGAGTTGAAGGCGCAGAACGGCGCCGTTACCGACGATGGCACCGGCGACGTCGTGTTTGGTGAGAAGCAGCTCGACGCCTATGTCTACTCGACGAAGATGGTCCGCATCCCGATGGAGCTGCTTCAGGACTCCGCCTTTGACATGGAGGCGCTACTGAATGATCTCTTCGGCGAACGTCTCGGCCGCCTCGCGAACAGTGTTCTCACGACGGGCGATGGCACCAATAAGCCGAATGGTATCGTCAACGCCTCGTCGCTCGGCAAAGCCGCCGCGGCTGCTGCGGCCATCACGTCCGACGAGCTGATCGACCTCGTGCATTCGGTTGATCCGGCCTATCGAGCGTCGCCGAAGTGCCGCTGGCAGTTCAACGACAACACGATGGCGACCGTACGTAAGCTGAAGGACGGACAGGGTAACTATCTCTGGCAGATGGGTGATGTCCGCACCGGCGAGCCTGATCGCCTCCTGGCGCATCCCTATTCCGTCAACCAAGCCATGGCGAACATCGCGGCCAGTGCCAAGCCGATCATCTTCGGCGATCACAGCCGCTATGTCGTCCGCAAGGTGCGCGGTTTCACCGTGCTGACGCTGCGCGAGCGCTATGCCGAAAACTTCCAGATCGGCATGGTCGGCTTCAAGCGCTTCGACGGCGAGCTGCTCAATTCGGCGGCCGTCAAGCACCTCCAGCTCGCCGCTGCCTAATCAGTCGGCTTTGCGCGACGGGCGGTCCGCCGCCCGTCTTCAAAACCGAAGGAGAAGTGCCATGAAAGTCAAACTCACAGTCTCGCGCGGCGGTCCCGATGGAACCTTCGCACCCGGCGAGGAGATCGACGTAAGCGACGCGGAGGCCCAGCGCATGTTCGATGCCGGGCAGGCCATTCCGGTTCGCAGCGAAAAGCCGGAGACGGCGACGCGTAAGGACAAGTCCGAGAAGGCGGTGAAGTAGCATGTGGTCGGGCGTTTCCGTGTCGACCAAACCCGGTGGCGAGTTGATCAGTATCGCGAAACTGAAGTCACGTTTGCGCATCGACGTTGCCGACGATGACGAGATGCTCGGCGATATGCTCAAGGGTGCGATTGCTCGCATCGACGGGCCGAACGGGATCGGTGTCGCCATGCTCAAGCAGACGTGGCGGAAATCCATGGATTGCTTCCCGTCCTGCATCATGTTGCCGGGGGCGCCGATCAAGGGCGTCACCTCCATCACCTACGTCAACAATGACGGTGTCACACAAACGCTCGCGGCAGATAAGTACCGCGTCGACCTGAATAAGGAGCCGGTGCGCGTCGAGCCCGCCTATGGTTTGTCCTGGCCGTCGTCGCGCGATGTGATCGGGGCCGTCACGGTGGAATACGAGGTAGGCGAGAACAGCGCCGCAGACGTGCACGCGGATCTCATCGACGCCGTCTGCCTGATTGTTGGGCACCGCTATGCCAATCGCGAGGCGGTTTCTGAGGATGCGGCGCACGCATTGCCGCTCGGGGTGGAGTGGATTTTGCAAGAGCACGTCCGCTGCCACGTAACTGCGTGAGGATCGATGCCTGGGGCTGGCAAACTCGACCGGCGGATCACCATTGAGCGCGAGACCGAGACGGGGCGCAATGAGGTCAATGAGCCGGTTTATGAATGGACCGCGCTTACGACGGTTTGGGCGCGTCGTCGCGATGCGAGCGATGGGGAGCGGGAAGCGGCGGGGCAGGTTGGTTCGACGCTCATGACGCGGTTTGTCGTTCGCTCCTCGAGCGTCACGCGCACGGTCACGCCCGTCGATCGGCTGAACTATTCCGATGCGACCTGGAACATCCTCGGTGTGAAAGAGACCGAGGAGGGGCGGAACCGTTTCATCGAAATCACTGCGATCAGGGATGCCGACTGATGCGTTTCAAGGTCAAAGTCGAAGGCCTGAAGGAGCTGGATCGCGCTCTGCAGGATCTGAAGCAGGTCACTGCGAAGGGCGTGGCGCGGCGTGTGCTGCTGAAGGCGGCGACGCCGATCGCGGAGGCGGGGCGGTCGAATGCTCCGCTCGGGCCGACCGGGAACCTGAAGGCCTCCTATGGTGTCGGCACGAAGCTGACGAAGCGGCAGGCGAAGCTGCACAGGAAACAGAGCCCGGTGGAAGTCTTCGCCGGGCCGAACGATCCGGCTGCGGTGCAGACCGAATTCGGCAACGAGCATCAGGCGGCGGAGCCGCATCTGCGGCCGGCGTGGGATGCGAACAAGGACCGTGCGCTCGACATCGTCAGCAAGGAACTCGGGACCGAGATCTCCAAGGCGGCGAAGCGGGCGGCGCGCAAGGCCGCGCGAGAAGCGGCAAAAATTGGCGGCTAACCCATGGAAGCAGCATTGACAACGCTTCTCACCGGCGATGCCCGGGTGAAGCTGCTTGCCGGCACCAAAGTGCACTGGGTGCGAGCGCCACAGGAGACTGTGCCGCCGTATGCGGTGCTGCAGGTCATATCCAGCCGCGACGATTATCACTCGCAGGGGCCTTCCGGGCTCACCGATGCGCGCGTGCAGATCGATGCCTATGCCGGCACCTATCTCGCCGCCAAGCGGCTTTCCGACGCGATCCTCGCCGTCCTCTCCGGCTATCGCGGCATAGTTTCCGGCGTGCGGCTGCAGGGCGGCTTCGTCGACAACCGCCGGGACTTCCCGGCCTCCAGCAGCGGCGATGTGATGCCGCTGTTCCGGCGCTCCGCCGACATCATCATCTGGCATTCCAGCCTCTGAAAGGGAGCCTATCATGGCAGACACTGAAGCATCCATTGGCTACGGCATCACTTTCGAGATGGCCGATGCCGCTACGCCTACCGTCTTCACCTACATCGCGGAAATCTACGATGTGACGCCGCCGTCGGACGAAACCGACCAGGTCGACGCGACGCACATGCAGAGCCCGGGCCGGAACCGCGAATTCATCGAAGGTCTCACCGATCCTGGTGAAGCCTCCTTCGAGATGAACTATGTTCCGGGTTCCGCTTCGGACAAGGCGCTGATCGCCGCCAAGGGCAAGCGCAAGTGGTGCCGCGTCACATTCCCGAACGGGGCGCAGACGCTGTTCTACGGCATTCGCCAGACCTACGAAAAGTCCGCGCCGACCGATGACAAGATGACCGCGACGGTCACCTTCAAGGTTTCGGGTGAACCGATCCACACAGATCCGGCGGCACCGCGCAACATCGCGCTTCCCGCGATCACCGGCACGGCGAAGGTGGGCGCGCCTCTCGTCCTCGATGGCGGTATCTGGGCGGGTGCGGAGCGCTTCGAATACCAGTGGCAGGCGGATGCCACCGACATTGTCGGTGCGACGGGTCTCTCCTACGTTCCGGTCTCCGGTGATGTCGGCAAGGTGATCACCTGCGAGGTGACCGGCTACAACGACGATTTCAACACAATGGCCGAATCGGCCGCGACGGCTGCTGTCATCGCGTAAGGATCACCCATGACGAACAACGTGCGGGGTGTCGTCACCCAAGAGATCGACGGCAAGGCCTACGGCTTCCGGCTAGGCGCCAATGAGTGGTGCGAGCTGGAAGACGATCTTGGCAAAGGTACGAGTGCCATCGTCAAGGACATCGAGATCATGGCCCGGTCGAACGATGTCGACATGCGCCTCTTCCGTTCGATTTTCCGCGCCGCCTTGAGCTACTCCGAGCCTGAGGCCACGGCACGGGATGCGGGCGATCTGATGGAGAAAATGGGCATGGAGAGCGCCGGTCTGCTCGTGGTCAAGATCATCCAGGCCGGAATGCCGAAAGTGGAGGCGAAGGGCGGCAGGGGAAAGCCTCAAAGAGCAGTGAGACGCCGATAGACTGGCAATCGCTGCTCTCCTCCTGGGTCGAGGTCGGGCAGGACCCGGCCCACTTCTGGAATCTGACTCTTCGCGAGATCGACGTCATCGTCAGCGGGGCGGTTGCGAACCAGCGCAAGCGGCAAAACGAACTGCTGACGGCCGCCTGGTTCATGGCGCGCCTCAGTGCCTACGCGCCTGCGAAGGCGAAGGACTTCATCAAACTGGAGAAGATCCTTCTCCGCGATGATCGACAACAGACTGCCAAGTCCGACTGGCGCGACGTGTTCGCCAAAGTCCGGGCGTGGGGTAGCAAGCAAGGCTAATCCATGAACGCTGTGATCGGTGCGCTCCGCGTCGTGCTGGGGCTCGACAGTGCTGCCTTCGAGAAGGGGGCTTCGAACAGCCAGCGGACGCTTTCGAAGCTCGGCAAGAGCATGCAGAGCTTTGGCGCGACCATGTCGGCGCGCGTCACTGCGCCGCTAGCTGCAGCCGGCGCGGCGATCACGGCCGCGCTCTCCGGTGTCGCCAGCGATATCTCCAGTCTGCAGAATTCCGCCAAGGTCGCCGGCGCTGGCTTCCAGGAGTTTCAGAAGCTTGCCTTTGCCGCAAAGACGGTGGGTATAGAAAGCGACAAGCTCGGCGACATCTACAAGGACGTGAACGATAAGGTCGGCGACTTCCTGCAGAATGGCGGCGGGGAGATGGCCGATTTTTTCACGAACATCGCGCCGAAGGTTGGCGTGACGGCCGAGGCCTTCCGCAATCTCTCCGGTCCGCAGGCGCTGCAGCTCTATTACGACTCCCTGCAGAAGGCGGGTCTCAGCCAGGCGGAAATGACCTTCTATATGGAAGCGGTCGCTGACGAGGCGACGGCGCTCATTCCGTTGCTGCAGAACAACGGCGCGGAATTTGCGCGCCTTGGCGACCGGGCGAGCGAGCTTGGCTCGGTATTCTCCGACGAGGCTGCAGCGCAAGCCGCGAAGTTCAACACCTCCATGGCTGAACTCGGTGCGTCGCTACGCTCGCTCGCCGTCGTAATCGCCAACAGCGGGATCATCGAATGGGTGACACAGGCGGTGCAGACGATCACCGGCTTCGTTCAGCACCTCTCACAGACAAACCCGGAAATCGTCAAATGGGGCGTCGTCGTCGGTGGTCTCGCCGCGATCATCGGTCCCGTCGTCGCGGCGCTCGGGCTGATGGTGAGCGCGATCGCCGCGATCGGCGTTCCGGTCGCCGCGGCGATCGCGGGTATAACCGCGCTCGCGGCCGCCGTCGTTGCCTTTTGGCCGGAGATACAGGCGGCGTGGGACTGGGTGAAGAAGCTCGTCGACGTCTTCGTCGAGCTCCACGCACGGGCGCTCGTGGCCGTCATCCAAAAGTTTCAGGAACTAGGGACTTCGATCCGGACGGCGCTTTCCGGCGTGGTCGCCGAGGTGGTCTCTGCTTTCAAGGCTCTTCCCGGCGTCATGATGCAGATCGGCGCCGACATCATTAACGGTCTCATTCAGGGCATCAAAGCGCAGTGGGAGAATGTCAAGACCGGCGTTTCCGACATCGCCTCCGGGATCAAGAGCACCTTCACCAGCTTCTTCGAGATCCATTCTCCGTCGCGCGTGATGGAAGGGATCGGCATGAACATCATGCAGGGTCTCGGGATCGGCATGGACGGGTCGAGCGCACCTGTTCTCGCTACGGCCCAGAACGTCGCCGGCGGCATCCGTGGTGCTTTCGACGGGATGGAGAATGTCGGGTCCGGCCTCGGCGACGGCATCAGCGGCGCCTTCGACAGCGTCGGATCTTCGCTGGCCGAAGCGATCAAGGGCACGAAGGAGTGGCGCGACGTGGCGCTCGATGCGCTCAGCAGCATCGCGTCCAGCCTGCTGTCGACGATGAACTTTGGCGGTGGCTTCGGCGGTGGCCTGCTCAAGGGGCTGCTTGGCGGCCTGGTCGGTTTCCAGAATGGCGGCTCGTTTCAGGTTGGTGGGGCAGGGGGCATCGACAGTCAGATGGTCGCCTTTCGCGCAAGCCCGAATGAGACGGTCAGCATCACCAAGCCTGGGCAGCGGACGGGCGGCGGCACTTACGCGCCGACTTACAACATCGACGCGCGCGGCGCCGATCAGGCGGCGATTGCGCGGCTGGAGCGGGGGTTGGCGGAGCGCGACCGGACGGAATCGAAGCGCGTTGCCGGTTATGAGCATGCGCGCACGACGCGGAATACGAGGGCCTGATGGGACGGTTGATTTCGATGCCGAACGGACTGCGGCCGCGTTCGATGACGCCGCTTTCCGGTCCTCGCGTGGTCGGCGGGGCAGCGAACACGTCGATCGGGAACTTCTCGCAGACGGTTGCTTCGCCCTTCGGCGCCTGGCGCTGGGAATTCGTGTTTCCGGTTTCGAAGGATGCGAAGTTCCGGCGGTATCGCGGTTGGGCGACGGCGCTGCATGGCGGCGCCAATGCGACGCGCGTGCCATTTGGCGACCCGGACATGATGACCCTGCTTGAAGCCGGCCTGACGGTGACTAGTGCGCACGAGCGGTTCGGGCTGCCATGGGGCAATGGCGAGCCGTGGAGCAACGGGCAGAACTGGAGCGTGACGGCGCCGAATGTGCCGGTCGCGGCCGCCGCCTCGCTCGATGCCTCGATCATCCGCCTCGAAGATGAATTCTGGGGCCATCGGCTGCAGATGGGAGACTATCTCGGCTTCTTCCCGCTCCACTTCGGGCTCTACACGATCACCGAGGAGCGGGGTGACGGTGAATACCGGATCTGGCCGCCGCTTCGCAAGGCGCTGACAGTCGACGACTTCGCGACGCTCTATCCGACAATGGCGATGCGGCTGGAAAGCGAAGATGCGGCGAGTGCGGCGCGTGGCGTCGCCTATGCCGAAGAGGCGAGCGTGACGCTGATCGAAGTCTTCGACTACGACGTCAGGGACTATTTCGCGGATTGATCATGGCGAACCTGTTTTCTGCTGATGACATGGCGTTCCTGCGCCGGCCGCACATTGCGCGGGCGTGGTTCGCGGATATCGATCTGCCCTCCGGCCGCTGGCGGCTGCACAATGGCGTCGGGCGCAAGACCGTCGGCGGCTTCGAGTGGCGTGGGGTCTCCGATCCCGCCGGCGGTCAGCTCGTTTCGATCGGCGCCGTCGAGGATCCGCGCTTCGGGCAAGCGGCGAAAATTGATGTGGTGATTGCCGGCACCAATGTCGAATTCCTGCGCTCGGTCAAGGATCAGGGTCGGCAGATCGAGGGACGGCTTGCCGACGTCTACTGGTGCGCCTTCGACCAGGAGACGCAAGAGGTCTGGTCCTCGGGGCTGAAGAAGCTCTTTCCCGGCTACCTCTCTTCGCCAAAAATCCGCTGGAGCGGCGTCGGCGTGCGGACCGTCTCCTTCACCATAGAAAGCCTTTGGCACTCGCAGAACTTCCCCTTCGGTGGCAAGTGGACGCCGGCGGACCAGCAGGCGCGCTATCCCGGCGACAAGGGGCTCGAATTCGTCGGCGTGAAGGTGCAGGAGATCATCCGTGCGGACTGATCTTGCCGAACCGCTGCGCGCTTTCCTCGAGGAGGCGCAGGAGAGCGAGAGCGTCTGGGGCGTTTCCGACTGCTCCAAATGGGCGGCGTCGTGGGTCGAGCAGGTGCATGGCCGCAAGATCGCTCTGCCGCGCTGGAAAAGCCGCGAGGAGGCGCATCGGCTGATTGCGCGAGCTGGCTCGCTCGAAGCGCTCTGGTCAGAGGCGCTCGCCGACTTCGGGCTTTTCCAATGTGGCGTGCCGCAGCTCGGCGACGTCGGCGTCATCGAAACCGGCCGCTACGGGCAGGTCGGCGGCATCTTTCTTCATGGGGAATATTTCGCGTGGCGCGCAGAGACGGGCGTCGCGTTCCTCGTTCCCCGTCTAATCGTCAAGACCTGGTCGATCGTATGAAATCCGTTAGATTGCTGTTTGCCAGCGGCGCTTCGTTCGTCGTGATGGCGTCGCATGCACATGCGGACCCGGTGTCGCTGATCGCGACGGCCATTCATGGCTTTCTGCTTTCGAGCACAGCAGTCGCCGCGACGGCCGCCGGCACGATCGCAACGATCGCCGCGAACGTGATCGTCGGCGGGGCTCTGGTCGGCCTGTCCATGATCGGCCGCCAGCGGCAAACCGGCACGGTGAAGGCCGCCGATGCGAAGGGCACCTTCGAGAGCGGCGAAAGCTCGGTGATCGAGGGGCTCGGCCGCGTGCGCGTCGGCGGGCTGAAAGCTTTCGGGAACACCGACGGTTCGACGCGCTGGCGGCTCGTCTGCCGGCTTCAGGGGCCGATCGATGCGATCGAGCAGTATTTCGTTGGCGGTCGCGAGGTGACGGTCGATTCGGATGGTGACGTTTCCTCGCCGCCCTGGTCGAAGTCCGGCGGCTCCTGGATGAAATGGGAGGACAAGAAGGGTACAGGATCTGAGACCGCGTGGCCGGCGCTGATCAGTGCTTTTCCGGAACTCTGGAGCAGCGCTCACCGGGTGCGCGGCATTGCGCAGTCGCTTGTCACTTTCTTCAATCCGGGGCTCACCTCGTCGAAGTATCTCTCGCTTTACCAGGGAGGCGTTCCGGATACCGAATGGGTGGCGCGTGCATCGCTGGTCTACGATCCGCGCGACGACAGCGCAGATCCCGACGACGATGATACATGGAGCTGGAGCGAGAACGGCATTCTCTGCGCCGCGCATGTGCTGCGCCGCGATCCGGCCTTCACCTCCGATCGTTTCGACTGGCCGCTGATCACCACTCAGGCGGTTAAGGCCGACATCTTCATCGCGACGAAGACCGGCACTGAGAAGCGAGCGCGCTGCGGCGGCATGTGGGCGTGGGAGGGCGCGCGCCGCGACACGATGCAGGACATCCTCGATTCGATCGGGGCAGAGATCCGCTATACGGCCGAGGGCAAGATCTGGTTCGAGCTGATCGATGACGATCCGTCGCCGGAAATCAGTCTCGTGCCGATCGACCTCCTCGAGCTCGACTGGATTTCGGGACCTGAGGCAGTCGAGCGGCCGAACATCTGCCGGATCAAATACTATTCGCCGGAGCGCAATTACGAGCTCGCCGACATCGACATGACCGGCATCGCCTGGGCGAAGGTCGATGACGAGGTGACGCTCTACGGCCCCAAATATCACGATGTCGAGCTGCCGTTCTGCCCTTCGGCGAGCCAGGCGCAGCGGATCGCCCGGCGACGGTTCCTGCAAGCGCGCGGCGACACAGGCGTCGCCGTGACGAACATGGTCGGGCTCGCCGCCTGGGGGCTCTACTACGGCGAGATCGAGCTGCCGGATCTCGGCGACGTGGAGAAGGTGAAGCTCTTGCCGCCGCGCATCGACGACAGCCGGGGCACGGTGGAAATCCCTTTTGCGGTCTGGCCATCGCTGCCGGCGTGGAACCCGGCGACAGACGAGGCGGACGCGCCGGAAGCTCTGCCGGAGATGCAGTATGAAAGCTCGCTGCCGACGCCGGACGCGCCGACAGCGGCGGTGCACATAACCTATCCGATCAGTGGCAACAAGGAATTCAGGATCGCCTACACACTGCCAGGCGTGAGCTTCAGCACGGTCGAGGCGACGTATCGCGCCTATAGCGGCGGGCTGCCCGGTTCCTGGTCTGGCATGAACGAGCAATCGACCTTCGCCTATATCGGGGCCGATCTCTTCGGGCAGGAGGTCGACGCGCGGGTCAGGATCTTCGAAGGCGATGACGGCAGCTATTACTCCGATGTCCTGCATGTCACAGCTGCAGTGAACAACGCACCCTGCGGACAGCCGATCCTTGTTTCCGGCGGCACGACCGTGTCGGGCACGACTGCTGCGCTCGATGTCACGGTTAACGCCACCGAGCTGCGCTGCGCTTCGATCCGCCTCGACCGTCGCGTCGATGATGGGTCGGGGTTCGGCCCCTGGTCGACACGCAACGAAAAAGATGCGCGTCCCTTCCAGGATGTGACTTTTGGCGACAGCTACACCGGCGGCGGTTTTGGCCAACGCACCGTCGAATGGCGACTGATCACCAAAACCACCGGCGGCGTCGAAGGCACGCCGCGCACCTTCTCGGCTCAGATCAACCTCTAGCTGATTATTTTCATAACCGCAGTGGAGAATTGAATGTCTCTTTTCACGAAGACGGCAGAAAGCGTTTTCGCGCCTTATAATAGTGACGGAACGCCGCGAGAGATCGAGCCGCTGGACGCGCAGGTCTGGGGCACCGAGACCGAGCGTTTGATCACGTCCTTCCAAGCCGGCGGCGGCATCATCTTTCCCGACAAGGCGACGATGGACGCGACGCTGACCTATGCCGCGAACCAGATGGCATGGGTGATGGGTGATGCCACGGTCGCCAATAACGGCATCTACCGCAAGATCGGTGCATCCGGTTCCGGCTCTTGGGTACGCATGGGCGATTTGCCGTTTCCGTTTATTCCGGCCACAGATGTCGGCGCCGGCACGCCGAATGCCATTCAGGCGACGAGCAGCCTTCCTGCGTCTGAATCGGCACTAATCTGGGTGAGCGTCTTCGAGCCGAACACGGGCACGCCTGTCACGATCTCCTTCAACGGCGGCGCGGTGCTGACGATCAAGACGAATGCGGGCAATAATCCGGCCGCTGGCGGGATCTCTGGTATCTTGCTCGGCCGGATCGTGGGGAACACGTTCCGGTTGGTGAGCGACCAGGTGAGCGCCGCCGTCCTTGCGGCGGCTGAGGCTGCGCAGGCGGAAGCCGAGAACGCTCGGGACACTGCGGTTGCCGCCGCCGGGAGTCTGGTTGTAACGCGCTTCGCGACCAAGGCCGACCTTGAGGGAATGTCCGTCAGTTCCACGGCAAAATCGGCCTGGCTTGCCGGGTACAACACGATCAGCGACAACAAGGGCGGCACCTATTGCCGGGTAAATGCGCAGCCGTCCCATGGCGACTGGATCCGCTCGACCGACCGGTATAGGGCGGACGGCGTCATCGATGCTACCAATGGCGGCTATTGGGAACGGCTCATCGATGAGCGCCGGCGCAGTGATAACGCGGCGCTTTTACAGTTTCACAAAAAGCGGATGCAGGACGGTGAAGCGGTACGGGTGCTGCCGTTTGGCGACAGCCTTACGGCTGGCACCGGTGCCGATCCTGGCTTTGCTTACCCGGCCCAGCTCTGGGATATGTGCAAACTCTACTACAAGAACACCAGCATCGTCTTCGGCAATGCCGGCGTCGGCGGAAATACCTCGCAGCAGCTGATCAGCCGCTACGCGACCGACGTGACCTCCTTTGCGCCTGATATCGTCATTCTTATGGTCGGGATGAACGATGCCAATCCGGACGCAGGAATCTCGGTGGAAACCTACGAGGCGAACCTGTCGCGGCTGGTCTCAATGATGAAGCGGGACGGCTATGCGGTCGTCATGGGCGATATCACTCCGCGGAAGCGCATGAACAACACCGGCCCGCAGTTCGTGGATGTTTACCGCAAGGCGTGTCATAGGGTCGCCGCTTCTCACGGCGTGCACTTGGTGCCCTTGAACGACATCATCACCGATCTGGTTTCCTCGAAGAACGGCTATTCGTTCGGCGACCTGACCTCCGACGGCATCCACTACACGAATGCTGGTTATGAACTGATGGCCGGGGCTTTCCTTGCCTACGCCCTTGCGACCGAACCGCTCAATGTCCGCTGCGGCGCGCAGAAGGATATGCTCGGCAGCCATGTCGTTCCCGTCGGCAATGCCGTGGTGACTTATGTGAAGATGGAGGACAATGCTGTCAACTCCAAGGAAGCGGCGACGCTCCGCTACACGGCGACGGATAACGCGTCCAACCTCGTTATCTACCTGTGGGTCGAGAATTACGAATATTCCGACCTGGTGCTCTATCTGACGCGGGAACGCCACGCGACGCTAACGCCATCATTGTTGCTCACCAACCTCGACATTCCCGGCGACACGGCCAATACGTTCACCCTCGGCACCAATGTAGGCGGTGGATCGACCGGCCGGGCGATCTCCGTTCCGCTGAGGGCCTGCCGTCTCCGGCCGGGGCTCAACCGGATCAACATGCGGGTGACCAGTACCCAAACGGCGGAGTTCGCCAAGTTTTCAGTCACCCCGGTTCCGCAGGACTTCTACGATTTGCGCGGCCTGTTCGACGAGCGCTATTCCGGAGCGAACGTGCCCTATTCGTCCGAGGCCGGCGCGCTCGACTACAACGCCGTCCCCGTCATCCTGGGGGCTCGGATGGGTATCAAGGCAGTCAAGTCGGGTGGCGGTCGAACCGTGCTCGGTCGTCTGGAAACGGCGCCGGAGAATGCTTCGACCTGGATGTCTCGCTACAGGATTCGCGGCAAGATGGTCGACGGTCTGGTGCTGGAGCTTGGCGAACAATCCAATCCGGGGCGAGAACATACACCGCTGGTCGAGTACAGCTTTGCCAAAACGTCCGGCACGGTCTGGACCGTCACTGCGACCTTCAGGGCGGCTGGCGGCAACATCGTCATCACGACGGTTGCCGTTACGGTCACCAACACTAATAACGACTTGACGCTGACCCTCTTCTTCAACCGGACAGATACCTCGCTGTACCTGGACAGTGTCACCGGTTCGCCGATCACGGTGCCATTCGCTTTGGGGCCGGCATTTTTGGTTGCTCGCAACGCTGGTGCGTCCGACGCGGTATTCAATCCGCCCTATCGTCTCGGTACGGGGGGGTACAACACCCTTGTCGACGGCGAGGAGTGGATCGATTTCGCGGCCTCGACTTTCAGCACGGTCATCGGTGGCGTGAAGAAGTCGGTTGCGCTGGCTTAGATGATATTTTCGAACCGTTCGATTTCTTCCGATCGCTCATCGATGATGATCGTAAGAAATTCCTCAAATGCCGATTGAAGATCGTTCATCGACTGTGAACGCCTGCACTTCTCGCGCAGTCGGATCAGTTCCTGCCGGCGATCTTCCGGTGATTTCAGCCCCATCGTTACCACTCTCACTCAAATATGCATCATTCTAAAAAGCCGGCGGAATAGCGCGCTCACCGGTCCCCTCTGGTGGGCGCCGCCCCCGGCATCCGATCGCTCATCGATAATGATCGTAAGGAGTTCCTCAAATGAGGATCGAAAATCATTCATCAGCTTTTGTGAATGCCTGGACTTCTCGCGGAGCAGGATAAGATCCTGCCGGCGATCCTCCGGTGATTTCAGCCCCATTTCAGTGCCCACCATTTATCAGCCGTCTTACGCCTATCTCAGGCACAACCTATAGGCAAGTGGGTGGCATTTCGGGGTGCCGTATCGTATTTCTCGTTCAAGGGGAATCGGAGCTGTGTCGTCGAAATGTCTATAGACGTCCTAATCAACGAACTTAAGGGCTTGAAAGAAGGGGATCGGGGCGTCGACAGAAAAATTGCCCGTCAACTCGGCTGGAAACGGCATGTGGAAAATCGAGGCACAAACCAAAACGGCCAGCCTATCGAGAAGGTCAAATGGATAGGGGCGGAAGACGGAAAGCTGCCCCTTTTTACGGATTCGCTTGACGCCGCCTTTGGCCTGGTTCGGATCGTGACGGGGTTTAGGCTCGGCGGAGTCAGTTGGGGCAACGGGGAATTCAGGGCTGTTATCGGCGAGGGCCTTTATTGTACCGGCGCGACACCGGCAATCGCACTGTGCATCGCGGCGATGACCGCGAAGCGGGGCGAAGACCAAGACGAAGAATAATGAAGCTGCCGCGTTGGCTTAGAGAATCGGTGCGTGAAACAATCACCAGCACGCCCGTAGCGACAAAAGTCCATCGGGCGGATCGAAAGTCACAAAGCAGGAGTCTCCGAGTTCCGTTAACAGGCGTGGTTCTCGTGGCCGAAATGCAATCCTGAATTCCTGCTGAGCACTGAAATGCGATGGTTTGCAAAAGGGACCTTCGTCGAACATCGTCTCGCTCGGGATGTTTCGCTCCCGTTTGTCGTAGGTAACCTCTTCAAGGTAAGCTCCGCTAAACCAATGGTGAATTGGCCGGCCGAGAATTTTTCCGGTAGCGACGATGCACTCGTAGAGTTGTTCGACGTCGGATATTTCGACACAAGAGTCATACCGATACCCGTCCGGGGCATCGACGCACATGGCTTTTCTTGCTGACTTGAACGGCTCTCTAGAAAGGCAGAGGATGTAAAACTCCTCACCTACAATTCTGTGCGTGCCTGGTCCGATGACAATTTCCGTATCTTCGCGAATGCCGGTAATGATCATCTTGTGGGCACCTTGGATCATGACGTTATCGCCGATGTTCGGGTCGCGCCCGGATATGCGAATTTCATCGTTTATACCGGTGGACACACCTTCTAGTCGGTCAGCGATCCACTCTTGATCGTCCGCAACTTCCATGCTGCGGAAATGCTCCAGCGTTCCTAGTCGCATCGTCCCCCATAGGATCGACTGCACGTGCTTTGCCATGCAAAATTTATAGAACGCCAACTTTCATGCCTCCGATGACCGAGTGGGTTGAAGTTTTTTACTGGCGCAACCGGTAACACAACCAGACGGCGATGCGCTACCTGGCAGTAAGTCGTCGGCCGCCCCGGCAATTCGCTCCCTGATCCACTTCGGATCGTTTTCAACAAAAAGGAAAACAGATGGACAGAACCGTGCCTCCCGGCGCGGCGATCCTGCTTGACTTCATCCGTGAAACGGAAGTCGGGCAGGCCGACCGCGCATCCTATGACGTGATCTATGGCCACAACCAGGACAAGCTGCCGCAGCCGCTGACGACCATGACCTATGGCGAGGTGGTCGATGCGCAAAAGGGCTGGTCGAAGCGTTTCAAGTCGAGCGCGGCCGGCGGCTACCAGTTTATGCGGCACACGCTGATCGACCTGGCGAATGCCATGCCTTCGATCAAGGGCACCGATCGCTTCACGCCGGATCTGCAGGACCGGCTCGGCTACAAGCTGTTGGTCCGCCGCGGCTATCCGGAATTCATCGTCGGTAAGATCGACATCGTCGAGTTTGGCAAGCGCCTGGCGCAGGAGTGGGCATCGTTTCCCGTTCTGGCGGACACCAAGGGCAATGAGCACGAGGTGAGGCGCGGGCAGTCCTACTATGCCGGCGACGGGCTCAACAAGGCGCTGGTGAAGCCAGAGAAGGTGGAGGCGTTGCTGCGCGAGGTCCTCGAAGTGGCGCGGCGGCCGCATGAGGTCGAGGAGGGGCCGCAAGCAGCGCCGCCGGCTGTGCCTGTGCCAAAGCCGAAACCAAAGCTGGTACGCAAATCCGGCCGATTCTGGACCTGGCTGCTGACGGCCGGCGGAACGATCGTCACGGCGCTGAAAGAGCTGAACCTGGTGGCGCTCGACTGGCGGGTGCAGATCGCCATCCTCGCCGTCATCGTCGGCTTCGCGATCTACGCGATCAGCTCGATGCCGGCGGTGCGCGACGCGTTGGGGCTGAAATGATGATCCCCTGGTCGAAGATCCTCGGCGGCGTGCTTGTGCTCGCCGCCATCGCCTGGGTCGTCCTCGAGATCCGCGAGGACGGCGCCGAATCCGTCAAGCAAGCCATCGAAAGGCAGAACAATGAAGCGGCTCATCAATCGGACGCTGGCCGCAGCGATTATGACCGTTGCCTCGATGGGGGCGGCGTGTGGGACTTCGGCGCCGGCAGATGTCGCAGGCCTGCGCCGGGTCGTCGGAACTGATCTGATCGGCGCGCGAGGGGCAACGCCAGCGGATCAACGGAAGATCGACCGGACCGTCGTCGGCATCTGCGCCGCGGCGGTCTGGACGAAGGCGGAATGTGCGAGACACGGGGAAGGGCGCTGATGCCGCAGAAATACACGTCTTTGATTGAACTGCTCAATGCATGGTTCGGCGGCGCCGCGACGACGATCATCGGCGCGGTTGTCGGACGCCTGATGTGGCACACGAACGAAGTCCGGAAGATGCGCCGGAAGTTCTTCGGCAAGGAGCTGCTGTGGGAAATGCCGATCGCCGTCGGTATGGCCTTCATCGGTGAGGGGCTTTCGACCTGGCTGCAACTTGAGCAACCGATGGCGACAGGGCTGATCGCGGCACTCGCCTATCTGGGGCCGCGCGGATCCGAGGTGCTGTTCATGAAGTGGTTTGGGGCGAAGGTAGAGAAGGGCTAGAATGCCGCCGGATCTGCGCAAGCGGGCTTGATCTCGCTTGTGCCTTCACTATCTCTATAGCAGTAGCGACGTTCGAAGCGGTTCCCTTGGATGGAACAGGGCGAATGCGCCCCAGCAACATAATTGATACGTCGCAAAGGAGGAGCTGCAGCGTGCGCCCACTGCAGCTCTGTATGTGTTCAGGCCATCTCGCGGTCTTGAGGAGATGGGCCGCCGTCGTCGCCGTCATCATCGTCACCCGGCCACCATCCTTGCCAATCATCACCGAGCGCCTCTTTAGCCTGCTGGCCGTCCAGCCGGGTCATGAGCCGCTGGAGCAGTTGGTGTTCCGTGATGCCGCTCTCCGGTGGCAGGTATGCGGCGATATCCTTCTGGCAATCCCAGATCAGCTTTTTCATTTTGAGCGCATCGGCCATGATCGGTCTCCTCGGCAGGGTCAAGGCCTAGTCCGGATCCATTCCTCGTTGTCGAGCATGCATTGCAGGTCCTCTGGCACCATCCCCGGCCATTCGCACCGGAGGATGGCATCGTAGCATGCCTCCGCCTCGAGCGCCGCCGCCCTTGCGGAGTCGGCCTGACCATTCGGGCGTTGCCACCTATTGCTGTTCTTCGCCCAATTCCAGGTCAT